TACAGGCTCAGTTGCAGAAAATCCTGGATCCGATATCGTAGTTAACATGGTAGCATTGGGAACTCTGATTCTTAGAGTTCGCAAGATATCTGGCTATTCTGCTCAAAAACAATTCTAAGAGAATAATAAAATGAAATTCCTGACCGAAATTATTAATGATCCGCTAAGTCTTTTGATGGAGGCAGGACCCGACGGCAAGAAGAATCTTTTTATTCAGGGCCCTTTTGCAGTAGCAGAATCAAAAAACAAAAACGGCCGCATTTATAAAAGAGAAATTCTTGAAGCTGCTATCGGTAAATATGACACAGACTATATTAAGAATTCACGAGCTCTGGGTGAGATGAATCATCCCCCACGGTTGAATATTGATTATGAACGTGCCACACATATGATTACAGAAATGAAGCAGGATGGCAATGTTTGGATTGGCAAAGCTAAGGTATTAAACACACCAATGGGCTCTATTCTAAAGGGTCTTCTTGAATCTGGTGTTAATGTGGGTGTTTCTACCCGAGGTGCGGGCTCTATCACAGAAGCTAATGGTGTCAAACAAGTAGGTTCTGATTATTTTCTAACTGCTGTTGATGCTGTATCCGATCCATCTGGTCCCGGATGTATTGTTAATGGTATTATGGAAGGCAGAGAATATGATCTTGACTCAAAAGGTCAAGCAATTATTGAAGACATCGCAGCAAAAGCTAAGCGTGACTATGACAGAAAAGTTCTTACAGAAGCACGTAAAATTGAGTTATTCAAACAATTATTAGAAGCTATAAAATGAATAAAGAATTAAATCTAATTTCCGAAGCATACGTTGATATGCTTTCAGAGAATCTCCCTGTTGCGCCCTCGGAAGCTATTCTGCGTAATGCTGAAGCAACGCGTGCCGGCAAATCACACACACAAATGGCCGATGATCATGAAAAATATGCGGCGCACATGATCCGTATTGGTCAAACTGGCTTGGGTTATCGTTCGCGACTGTTAGCTGCTCAACACAGAAAACTTGCTGAATCATTCGTCGATAGCAATATTACTGAATCTTTCAATGAAACCGATGATGTATTTTTCCATCCACAACGGATCCATTTAAAGTCATTCACAGATAAAGATGTGACTAAGGCTGATCACGAAGAAGCAATTAGGTTTCACCAAAAAGAACTTGATAATTCTAAATCACATAAAGATTATCCATATTCGGGTATGAGAGCAAGAGCTGCATACCATGAAATGAGAGTAAAAAAGCACAAAGAAGCTAAAGCAAAACTTAAATGAATTTGAACAACTATCTGTTCAACCACATTGATGTACATTTTTGAAAAGATTAAATAAATCATAATTCGGAGAATTAAACATGACCCTAGAAGAACGAATCAAACAAATGCTTGAAGAAAGCACAAAGCAAACTGAAGTTACTACAGAAGAAGTTGCTCCAGTTACAGAAGAAGTAACAGAAGAAGTTGCTCCAGTAACAGAAGAAGTTGCCGCGCCAGCTAAAAAGACCAAAGCAATCAAGGAAGACTCACAAGTATCTTCTCAAGTTACTGCTCTTCTTGAAGCCGAAGGTCTTTCGGAAGAATTCAAACTACAAGCTGTAACAATTTTTGAAGCAGCCGTAACAGATCGCGTAATTCAGATCCAAGAAGAATTGGAAGCTGAATACGAAGAAAAACTCGATGAGGCCAAGGCCGAACTCGAAACTAATATTGATGGATTTTTGAATGAAGCTGTTCAGGAATGGGCAGATAATAATCAGGTAGCAATTGAGTCTAATTTCAAGACACGTCTTGCAGAAAGTTTCATGGATGGTCTTCAGTCACTATTGGCTGAACACAATATTGATCTGCCAGAAGAGTCCGAAGATGCTCTAGAAATTGCTTTAGATGAAGTTAATAAACTTGAAGAACAAGTCTCCAGTGTTGATGAAGTTATTGCCGAAATGCAAGAAGAAATAAATACACTTAAGGCAGAAAAGATTCTTGAGTCGTTTTCTGAAAAGATGACCTCGACCGAATTCGATCGCTTCGTTCAATTAACAGAGTCTGTTAAGTTTACAGACGAAACCCAGTATGCCAAACAACTTAGCATTGTGCTAGAAAACTTTGGTAAGATTACTGCAAATAAGGAAGAACAAGAAGAACAAATTATGGAACAAGTAGATGAAGTACCTAATGCTCAACCAATTGTTACAGAAACATTCTCCGCAGTTAACCGTTACGCACAATATCTTACTAAAAAGTAAGTCATACAAATAAAACAAAATCCACAATAAGAGGAAAACAAAATGGCAGTTCAAACAGTAGAACAATTAATGGAAAAATGGGCACCAGTGCTCGACGCCGAAGGCGTTTCTCCAATCACCAGCATGCACCGTCGTCAAACGACTGCCGTGTTGCTTGAAAACACCGAGCAGGATATCATCCAATCTCGTCAAATGCTATCAGAAGCAGGTCCAAGTACAGTTACCAATGGTTATACCAATGGTGCAGGCGGCGACGGCTTGGCTAAGTTTGACCCGGTATTGATCAGCATGGTTCGTCGTTCAGCACCACAAATGCTTGCATACGACATCTGCGGTGTTCAACCACTTCGTCAGCCTACAGGTCTTATCTTTGCTCTCCGTTCTAAATACGGCGCTCAAAATGGCACTGAAGCTCAATTCAATGAAGCTAACACAGCATTCTCTGGTGCTGCTTCTCCTGCACACGCAGGCACCGATCCAACTGCTGACTTCGTCGATCAAGACACAGGCACCGTCGGTGATCAATTCGGTACAGTCACTACTGGTGTTGGTTTGGCTACAGAGGTCGGCGAAACTTTGGGTTCAACGGGCCCAGCGTTTGGTGAAATGTCTTTCACCATTGAATCTCTATCCGTTACTGCACAAACACGTGCATTGAAGGCTGGTTACTCAGTTGAATTCGCTCAAGACGTTAAGAACCTTCACGGTCTTGATGCCGATGCCGAACTCAGCAACATCCTTTCAACAGAAATCTTGTCCGAAGTAAACCGCGAAGTTCTTCGTACTATCTATTCTGGTGCTAAGATTGGTGCTCAAGGTGCTACGGTTCCCGGTGTGTTCAATCTTACCGCTGATTCTGATGGTCGTTGGTTAGCAGAACGTCATAAAGGTCTGTTGTTCCAAATCGAACGCGAAGCTAACGCTATCGCTCAAGAAACTCGCCGAGGCAAAGGTAACATGCTTGTTTGCTCAAGTGATGTGGCTTCTGCTCTTGCAATGGGTGGTATGTTGGATTATGCTCCAGCTTTGGCTAACGACATCAACGTTGATGATACAGGCGCTACATTCGCAGGTGTTTTAAACAAGAAAATGCGCGTTTACATTGACCCATACTCTGGTTCAGCTGGTACAAATAGCCAATTCTTCATGGTTGGTTACAAAGGCGCTTCGGCATGGGATGCAGGACATTTTTACTGTCCATATGTGCCGTTACAGATTGTTCGCACAACCGACCCAACAACAATGAGTCCAGTGCTTGCTTACCGTCTCCGCTACGGTATGGTTCGTAACCCATTCTTCAAGACTGCTGGTAGAACCAATGCATATTACCGTATTTGCGCGGTTCGCAACATAATTTAGATGATAACAGTTATCATCTACGGATGATAATGAATAAAGGGAACTTCGGTTCCCTTTTTAGTTTACAAAAATTCTAATTGGTTTAAAATAATCTTATTTGCAATAATTATGATAGAAGAACTCAAAACACTTATAACTGGGAAAAACGGGACAATCTGTTCTTCGAGGATGACAGAAAAATTTATGAAAAAACAGGAAAAAAATTTTCATAAGTTTATAATGGAATCTACGAATTTTTATTTAGATTCAGAGATAAATTATAGTAAAAGAATAGAACTTTTACTCACAGGTGTAACTGAGAGAATGGTTTGTCTTAATTGTGGTGTTGGGCTTGATCCAAACAAAAGAGGTAAGAATAGAAATTATTGTTCATCTAATTGTTGTGGCGCTGCACAAAGGGGTAAAACTTGGGTTCAATCAACCGAAACTAAGAAAAAAGCAGACACACAAAGATCCAAAAGCAATTTGAAAAAATATGGCTATAACTATAATAGCCAAAGACCAGAAATAAAACAAATTTTAGCTTCAAATGCAAAAAAACATTATGCTGCACAAGGAATTGATTATAACAAATTAGACGATATAGATTATCTTGTCAAATTATACTATGAAGAAAATCAAACTCTAACCGATATTTCAGAAATAGTTAATTGTTATTATGGGACTATTAGTGATAGATTAAAATCTGCCGGTCATACTATAAAAACTTCGTATAATACTTCTAAAGAAGAAAGATATTTAGCCAATTTTTTGATTGAATTGGGAATTGATGTGGTAATTAATACTCGTGATCTAATTCACCCATATGAGATTGACATTTTTGTCCCAGATCGCAATTTAGCAATTGAATACAATGGATTACCTTGGCATTCAGAATTATTCGGGAACAAAGATTCAAATTATCATTTAAACAAAACTATAATGTGTCAGGAAAAAGGGATTAAACTAATTCATGTTTTCTCTAATGATTTTCATAATAATGATGTGATCGTAAAATCAATTATAAGAAATGCTGTGGGTAAAAATGAAAATAAAATACCGGGAAGAAAAACTAAAGCAAAAGAAATAAGTAAAAAAATTGCCGCAAGTTTTCTCAGAGAAAACCATCTCAAAGGGAATACTGGTTGTAACATTGCAATTGGTCTTTTTTATGATAGTGAATTAGTTCAAGTTACTACATACGGAAAACCTAGATTCAACAAATCACATTCATATGAAGTTATTAGATCTGCTACGAAAATTAACACAACTGTAGTTGGAGGTTTTTCTAAAATTAATAATTTCTTTGTGAAAAATTATTGTACCCATGGTAATACTATAATTACATATGCGGATAGATCAATTTCTAATGGGAATGTATACGAAAAAGCTGGATTTGTTTTTAACAAGTTCACTAAACCAGGCTATTATTACACTAAGAAAAACATTGTTTATTCAAGACACGAATTTCAAAAACATAAGTTGGTTAACATGGAAGGTTATTCTAAAGATAAAACCGAATGGGAAATAATGAAGGAAAACAAATATGATAGATTTTGGGATTGTGGAAATTCTATTTTCATCTATACAGTTTAGCTTAAAAATAGTCAATTAAGCATGGAATAGATCATAGCTAATAGTTGTGATGTTCATGGTAATAATGTCTACGTCTGGAATAAATAGTAAAAGGACCCATCACTATGAAAAAACTTAAACAATCTCGGCAATCCGAACTCAATATAGAAACTATCCGAGCTCAAGGAAACATTTATGACACAATTCTTATTGCTTCGCAAAGAGCATACGAACTTCGTAAAGGTGCAATGCCAAAAATTAACGACAATGAAGATCCATATAATTCAGGTTGTATGACTGCTCTGTTAGAGATTCAAGAAGGTAAATAAATGGATTATAATACACTAAAAAGTAATTCCTTTCAGTTTTCTATTGAAAGAATACCAGAAACAATTTTTAGAACAACTGCAATAAGTTTACCAAGTATTTCGGTGCCAGCGCCAATGGTATCTTCGGCCGCTTCTAATCAGTGGTTTCCTGGGTCAACATCTGAATTTTCTCCTTTAGATATCACTTTTATTGTCGATGAAAATTTAAAGAATTACGAAGAAATTTATCGTTGGATCACTCAGCAGCGGTATTCTATTGGTGATGAATTTACTCCCAAAAATTTCACAGAAGATAAACTTGTTTCAGATGCAGTATTATTAACATTAACCAATGCATCTAATCCAAATCGTATTATCAAATTTTATGATTTGTTTCCGACTTCTCTGTCTAATATAACTTTCACAACACAAAGTGCAGAGCCAACCCCGGTTGAATGTACTGCCACATTTTATTATTCGAGATTCGTTTTTGTGAATTAATGCATAAAAAGATTTTACTTTTGTACAAATCCATATACAATAAATACTAATGAATTGTGATCGTAGCACTCTCTCCAATTCTTAAGGCCAATTCCTAGCCACGTGCTGCAGTAGGGAAGGAGTTTAATTTGAAAGACTTTGAAGTTCTCCTCAAAAACCACGGATAGCTATCCGTGCGTGCCGGAATAAAAGTCTTCACACCTGGGTATTGACAAGCAGCAGGTATTTTGGTTCTCTCAATCAAAGTAGTAAACGGTCCCCTGAAAAGGGTGAAATTAACATAGACAGTTATCCATTTCGTAGCGGAAATGGGGAACCCCGGAG